CAACTGCGAGAACCAAGGGAGTCAATCCCAACCATACCGTGGGACGAAATGTTTTACAAAGACGCATACGACATTCCCGTAACCGAGGACTCTTTAAAACGGAAGTCCGACGCAATCCGATCAGCCTACAAAAGATATCTCGTAAAGGCGGAGAATCCGCCGCAAAGAGAGTTCTTTATCGGCAAGCAATACGTCGATCACGAATTGGTCGTGCGCGTATATTGCAAAAAAGGCCCGATGCGTGAAGATAACGAACCACCACAATCTGGCTGCACCGATAGTCAAGGCTTTGAGCCGTGATGACTACACCCGTGGGAATAGCCACAGATCCGTAACTCAACTGATTGACTCGCCTCGAGTACGCATACTCAGAGAAAGACACTGGGATTCTTTGGAAGAAGACATCAGTGAAAAGCTCTGGAGTGTACTTGGCACTGCGGTACATAAGGTCTTTGAAGATCACTCCGGCGAGGATGTAATCAGTGAAGAGCGGCTGTTTGTCGAGGTCGATGGTTGGGTGATATCGGGGGCAATAGATCTGCAAGATGCAGATGGCCCTAGTGATTACAAATGCACCTCTGTGTGGGCAGTGATCCACGAAAAGGTTGAGTGGGAATATCAACTAAACGCCTACGCATGGTTGATGAGGCATGCCAAGGGTGTCCACTCCAAGAAGCTAAACATCATTGCGGTGATGCGGGACTGGAACCGGCGGCAGGCGGAATCAAACAATGACTATCCCCAGGCACCCATCGCTACATTAGACATACCTATGTGGAGTGATGAGGAGCAAGACGCTTTCATGGATCACAGGATAGGACTGCACAAAGATGCTGAGTTCCGCAACCTTGTGGACGAACGGCTTCCTGATTGCACCGACGAAGAGCGATGGACAAAGCCATCAACCTACGCAGTCAAGAAGGGAACGAACAAACGTGCGTTACGAGTGTTTGATTCGCAAGAGGAAGCACAGTCTTACATCGAACAAAACGAACTGGATAACAAACATCATATCGAACACAGAATGGGCGAGTACACAAGGTGTGCCGGTAACTGGTGTCGAGTGGCAGAGTTCTGTGATCAGTGGAAGGAGATAGCATGATCAATCCAGATGAGCAGTTTGAAGAACAGCTAAAAGCTTGGGGTGAAAATAATCCTTGGTTCAAGAATCCAGAAACAGATCTAGAGTTGGAGATGGCAATAGATGCCGCGAATCTTCATACGCAGATTACTGAAGCGCATGGCATGCCAACCACTGAGAAAGGCGTGAATCAGTACCTAGGTTTGATTGATGCAGGCATGCGTAAGGCTTACCCAGAATATGATTGGAAAACAAATGATTGAAACCGACAAGACTGTCTTCGAGAAGATGGTGGGCATTTGGAGTATTACCCAAATACCACAACTCAAGATGGTGCCAAACGCAGGCAAGGTCAAATTTACTTGGGCGAAAGGACTGATAGCCGAGATGGAGTTCCAGATGTTTGATTCTTTGGAACCGTTAGAGCTAGTGACCTTTATAGAATCACAGATAGAAAAGGAGCATGGGATAAATGCCAAGCAGTTCAGGTGTGATCTGTCTGGCTATCTAGTGCATCCGTTTTCAAGCCAAAGGAGTGGCTAACATGGCGAAAAACAACGTACCTGAGAAGGTAATTGAAGTGCTAAAGGAGATAGGGCTGACCCCACAACAAGCGGGATGGGATTGTCATGGCACCTATGTCCTGTTGCACAAAGCTCTGGAGAAGGTGGCTGCACACCGAAAGGTTGTATTTGATGCGCCACAAATACTGACCGCAAACGTCTCAGCGAAAGAGGTGGTGGTGCTGGTGACAGGGCGCATGGGTGAGCTGTCCGAATGGAGCATCGGTGAGGCAGCGCCTTACAACAACAAGAACAGCTATCCATTTGCTATGGCAGAGAAGCGAGCCAAGGATCGAGTGATCCTAAAATTAGTCGGACTGCACGGTGATGTATATAGCGAGGACGAGGCTGATGAGTTTAAAGAAACGAGACCTGATCACGTCAACGCTCAACCACAAAGCGAACCAAGACCAGTAGCACCAGAACCTGCGCCACAAAAGATCGAAAGTTTGGATTGGACTGAGAAGCAAGCGAAGTTTTTCTGCAAGACCTGCATAAAAAATCTGAGAGACAATACAACTATCGATGGCTTGAAGAGCCATTGGCACAGTTTCCAAGCAGAAATAACCACAGTGCAGTCACACTATCCAGAAATGTTTGAAGAACTGAAGGCGGCGTTCACCGCCAAAAGAAAAGCCATAGAAGAAGGAGCAAATTGATGGCGGATTATGGAAGCGAAAAGAGCAAGGGAGGCTTGTTCATCAACAACAAAAGGGATAACCCTAGGCATCCGTACTGGAGGGGGCCAATGACCATTACGGCGGCGCAAGGCAGACTTTTGGTGGAGCACTTCAAAGCTGGTGCCGAGACCGTAGAAGTCAGGCTTGCCGGATGGAAGAATCAAAACGAGAACGGCGATTATATCGGTCTACAGTTGGAAGTGGAGAAGCCAAGAGATAAGCAGGCAGCACCTACGCCTCCACCGCCGCCCCCTCCACCACCTCCAGCGCCCACAGGTTTTGATGACTTTGAAGATGACATCCCCTTCTAGCCATCAAGACAGTCGTCACGATGAGATGCGCGAGCAGTGCCAGGCGTTTCACAACGCACACCCAGAGGTGTGGAAGCTGTTCGTGCATTTCACCTTTACGATGATCCGCAAGGGTTACCCGAACTATAGCGTCAACGCTATCTTTGAGCGTATCCGATGGGAGAAAGATCAAGGCGGCGATGGGATTAGTCAGTTCAAGCTGAACAACAACTACCGTGCTTTCTACGCCCGTCGTTTCATGCGGATGTATCCAAAGCATGATGGGTTTTTCAGAACGCGAGAACTTAAGAGTGTAGATCGACCGGCGACAGAGCTACCAGAACTGGCACCTAGTTACTTTGAAAATGGATAGCTGGCACATGAAATGCTTGGACTGCAATCGTAAAGGTTATCTTCAAGATTTCCCGAAGAAATGTCCGTCATGCGGCTCTGAGTCACTGCTGATTACAGATCTGAGGTTTAGAAAAAGGAAGCGAGAGAACAAGAAATGCGAATCGTGACGTGGATTATTCTATTGGCGGCAACGGTGCTGGCGCACTCGCACGTCCATCAGTGGCGTTTGGTTGACCAGTACACCAACGAAGATGGCGACACCGTTTGTTCTTGGTTATGCGACTACACTGGGCTTGAATACAGGATAGAGACAGTCGGCTGCTGGAATCCGAACGATTAGTTGGCTATCGCTCTCAGCCTTGATCCAACATCTATCGTGGGAAGATCAGCTAATTTGTATAGCTCTGGCACAACTTCTAATACATAACGCTCTCGCAGATTAATCTCACGAATTAAGCGTTGTTTCTCTTCTGGCGTTCTGTCTTGTCGCATGACTGCCTCTCTCTCTTTTCTGAGAGCAGACAGATCTCTACGCACACGGTCTACATCACGCTTCATACTGAGAAGATTCTCTCTACCAGCAGTGAATCGCTCCAGTTCTTCTAGTCTGCCAGCGTTGGCTAGGTCATTGTAACTATTGTAGAAACGGTTTATGTAGTTACTCATTTCGTAGAAGCGTTCTTTCTCTGCACCACCGAACTCGTTTGTGAAGAACCTTTTGATAACAGGATATTCTCTGATCCTCATCGCAGGCATCACTGCTTGATTGTCGCCTTGCAGTCCCTTACTTCTCAAAACCAAGTCGCTCGTGTCTAACAGATAGGAACCTATCGTGCCGGTGTATCCTCGAATCAAATAGTCCGTCTTGATTGGACTCACGCCCAAAGTCTGGCCTATGAGCTTTGCTAACTCACTGGTGCCGATAGTTTCTTGAAACTCTTGTGCGTCTCCCTGATCAATAAATACAGGCGTTATAGGTCTGCCTCTGTATGCACTATAGTTTGCGAGCACCTCAATAGCAGGAGCTACCGCCTGCACCCCGAACGGGTTGATCTCTAAGGTGCTTACTATCCCTCTGCCTAGAGAAGCAGCGGTCTCTCTTGCTGTTGCATCATCTGTCGCGTATCTCAGTATTCTTTCAGGAATAGTTTTGAATAACAGGCCAACCTCGAACGGTATTGGGTATCTAAACGCAACACCGTCAGGGCCTGGAACAATCCAGAAATTGTCTTTGATTTCTTCTGTTTGTTCTTTGTACTGCTCATCATCACTGACCATCATGTAGTACATGGCAGTCACTGCGGCTATCGTGGAGCCGCGCATAATAAAAGAGCGTGCCGCCTGACCGCGATCTAGATTCTTGTTGGCGTTTCTCTTGCCTCGAGCGGCATTCAACAGCAAGTCCAAACCCTGAAGCCTAGCATTCAAGAAAGGTATGGCTGTTGTTAACAGACGCATCACAGGGTGACTTCCACGGCGACCGAAGTTCATGACCTCTTTCGCTTGGAACACTGCTTCAGCTTCATCCCCTGTACGAGCGAGCACATCTTCATACACCGCCTTCCTAGTTGCGAAGTCTGATCTGGTGGTCACGTCACCCATAAAGTTCCACAACCCTATAAAAGGTTTGGCAACCCCAAGTGTGGTGTCTTGTACGAAACCGCGCTCTTTAAGAAGATTATTAAGATACTTGCCGATGTCTTTTGGATCTTTGGAGTAGTCATAACCACCGACAACGCCGGTTCTTTCTAGATCCGTCATGTCCTCAGTGAAACCTTTCAAGGTGCTTGCCACTGGAACGAAGTTAGCGCCAGACGTTACATAGGCAGATAACGTATCTCGCATCATGTTGGCTAGGATAAACCCTGGTTCTCTTGTGACCATCTCCCTTAATAGGTTTGCCGGTGCTCCAAGAACAGTCTCCAGTATGTCGAAACCGTTGCCTCCGGCGAGTGGCTGCAATGATTGATAGACAAGTGGGTCTTCTATCGTAAATTTACGATCTTTTCCGTTTACCCTGAAGCTGACCGTGGGTCTACCGTCTACAGCTTCCCCTTGGGGTATCTCGCTACTCATACCGTAACGAACCATGTTTCTAACAACACGCTGCTGGGCAACGTTCTTCATGCCCATATCAATCGCGGCATTTAGATTCATAACAACAGCATCAAGCAACGGAACGTTAAGTTGTTTTTCGCTGCCTGTTATCGGCTTGAAGGTAGATACAGATGTGAGGTTGTTGAACATATTCGGTATGCTCGTTAAATCTTCACCCATAGCTTGTCTGTAGAACGGAACATAGTCTGACTTAGCGGCCCAGATCTCAGCCATTTCTTCTGTTAAAACACCAGTATCCCGCAAAAACTTAATCGTGTTTCTATTGTAGGACTGCCAAGCGTCATACCAGTCCTTGATGATTGAGTTTCCGTTTTCATCAAGATACTGCTCTGCATTCTCAATCACTAATCTGTGCTGCTCTGGCGTGCCTGGCGAGTCAATGCCTCTGGCCCTCAAACCTTGCGCTCTTTTAGCTATCGCATACGCCTGTGCGTCTTCCTCAAGAGAGCCATGTTCCTTGGTGAACAACATGCCCATGACATCTATCAAGCCATCAAACTTCACGGTCTCACCCGCTCTGTCAGAGTTCTCAGTAAACGTGTGCTCGAAATCTACGACTTTGGTCAGACCATTTTCGTATACAGGCACACCGTTTGCGATGGCTTGTGCAGCTATCGCGTTCGATCTATCCGCTGCCATGAGCGCGGGTATCGCCGACGAACTAGCCAGCACGTCCCTATCAAATTTATTCTCATACGCCTCTATCTGTGCGTACTGAAAGATAGCGCCCTGCTTTGCTCTGGTCAGGAGTTGATCTATCGGCCCTTGATCTAGGGCGTTTAGGTAAGTGTCGCCCGGAGTCTCATCCTCTGGGTTAGCAATGAGCATGTTATCCATAGCAGACTGCACATACTCTGGACGCTCTGGTGCATTTGCTCGAGAGAACATCGCTCTTTCTTCCGGCGGCAGCACTGCACCTCTTTCTGGGTCAGCGGCTACAGCTTGAGCGTATGGGTCTGCTGATGGATTGAACTTAGGGACAAAGCCGGTTGGTGCGTTCTCGGCAGTAGATATGTTTTGCTCTACTACCTCTTTGACCTTGCCTTCTGGAATACGTTTAGATTCTAGCCTCGGCGCTGCTCGGCTAAACGCTGGGCCTTCTTCTTGGCGGTCAACTGTTGTAGTCTCTGGACGAATAACCCCATCTTGCCTTCTGGCACTTGGCTGATCATCGTCGGCTCGCTTTCTGTCTGCGTCCCTGAGTGCTTTTTCAACCCTTCCACGGGGTACTCCTTCTTTCTCAGCAAGTATCTCTGCTGCGTCAAGATAATCGTTGTCAGAGCCTCGACCGGGCTGAACCCCTAGTGCCCTGAACAATTGTTTCTCAGGATACCACATCAGTGCCTGAAAGTCGGCGGTACTTATGTTGTAGTTTCTCTGCCTCAGTCTTTCCTTAGCCGCATCCACAACCTCACGCATGTAAGCTCTCTCTACAACGCCCTTTGGCGTTGCCTGAAGCTGCGGTGCCATGTTCTTTACATAGGTTCCAGTCTTCTTGAAGATCTCTGGCTTGACGTGATTTACGCCCTTTTCAGCTTTGTACTCCTTGTAGAACCTTTGGTATCGGCGCTCGACATCTCGTATAAACTCATCGAATAGCTGGGGATCTTGATAAACCTCAGTGCGTGTTTGATCGTTGCCCTTGAGAACTTCGTTGATCAGCTTACGAGGCAGTCCACCAGTCTTCTTTACCAGCGTCTTCAGTTCATTTCGACGCTCTACCCTTGCCTCATCGCCCAAGCCATCTGTGAACGGCCTACCGATGGCTCTGTTCCACATACGCATCCACCAAATATCCATAGTCAACGGATCGTAGTTGCCTCGGATATTCTGATAAAAGCCTTGGCCTATCTTTGGCCCAAGGATGTAGCTGCCTTTGACAACCACATCAGCACCTTCTGCGCTGGGCACCTTGATAGCGTCAAATCCAACTTCAGCATTGAAGTCATCAGCGAAAGCAGAAAGCTCCCTGACTGTGAAGTCCTCATCTAAGAAGTCTCTAATCGCTTGGTTCTGACCGCTCTTGCTAAACTCATTGTGGAACTTGAACGCTTCCAACATGGCGGCGTTGCGCTCACCGCCTTTATTAAATTCTTTCGTGGTTTCTGGAAAGCGACCGTTCTTCATGTGATATCTAAAGATATCTGTCGCCATCTCGAAGTTATCCACAACCGCCTGTCCGTTTGATGTGACGGCAAGACCAAAATCAAACACCGCCTCTGTATCAGGCGATTGCATAATCTGCGGCTCGACAAGTTGCATGACAGCCTTTGCTGCTTTTATCTTGCTGTCATACCAGCCAATAGCATTTGCATCGTTCTCTAGGGCAACCAGAGCCTCTGTGGCGAGCATGTCTGACAATATGTCGATGTTCTCTGGCGTATAATCAAATGGCTCTGTGCGGCCTGTAGCGTTCTGCCAGCGGTCTTGTAAGAACTGTGCAGCCTCAACAAGCGTTCTCTTCTGCTGCGGTTTGTAGGTGTTGTCTTTCATCTGCTTCAACTCTTCCTGAGTCGGTAACAGATTCGTGTTAGTCATCCCTATTTGGGCTGCTTGACCCATAGGACTTAGAGGTGCAGTTCTAGAGAAAACAAAGTCTGCCATGCGAGGCTGACCCAAGCGCCCCTCTTCCTCTGCTCCTGTCGTTGTTGAGGTGGATGTTCTGACGGTGCCTGTAGGAGCATAAGAAGCCTTACCGGCCTTACGCTCCGTTAGTTGTTCCGTCCTGACATCACGTGATCTGGCACCTATTCTGCCGGTGCTGATGTCCTGAATAATAGAATCGAATGATGTAAAGCCAGAGCCGTCCAAGGCGCTCTTTAGTTTCACCATGAACTGTCTGATTCTGTTTAGTAGTGCTCTTGGCTTTCCGGCGACAATCTTTGGGTTAGCTCTTTGGTCTCTTACAAGTTCAGCAACAGCCTCTTCATTCTGTTGAACAGGGTTCAGTTCCTTGTAGGTTGCTCTAGCCCAATCTAAATATGTTTGATTGCCAGACTTCTTGAGTTCCTTCGCTTTCTTGCTAAGTAGATTCCATTCTTTCACCTTGAAGAGATCCATCATCCTCATGGCGTGAACGCTTTCATGGTTCAGCGTACTGATGAGAGCCGCCTCGACTTGCTCTTCAGTCATTGACGGATCTGTTTTCACCGCGTCAACAGACAAGAAGATCCTGTTGAGATCTGGCGAAAAGTATCCTTGGCTATCTAGGCCAGCGGCTTTGCCCTCTGGATCGGCCTCCTCTAGGCGAACAAACGTGCGAGACCCTAGCTCACCACCAACAACATCTTCTCGAGCAACCTCTTCACCGGGCTGTCGCGGTCTGATGCCATAAACAACATTACCGTCAGCATCTCTTGATGATGATCGGAGAGCGTAGTCCACATTTACAGGAACATCCGAAAGTCCCAAGCCCTTCATCTCGCGCTCCATAGCTGCTCGGAACCGATCTAGTGCCGCTTCATCTACAGGGGTAGGAGAGGGCAGTAGTGCGACTGGTGCCGCCTGCTCAATGACACCTTGGGCTTGAACGTCTGAGATAACCTGATTGGCTGAGTCAAGATCAGTGATACCCGACTCTTCAGCCACTGTCACTGCGCTTGCATTAGGATCTCTTTGAAGGGTTTCGACGGCTTTCTTGAACTGATAGCCAGTGTATGGCTTGAGCTTAAATACAGGCAGCTTGGTTGGAGAATCGAATCTTGGCAGAGAGCGAAGCTTTTGCGCGAATAGCTTGAACTCACCCTCCGTCATCTGACTGAGGTTTGTGTCTGGAGCAACCCCAGCAAAACGCTCAGCGAGATACTTCAACTCTGGGGAGTCTATTGGCGATGTAATGTTTTTAGCGTCTAGTACGTTTTGCAGAAACTGCCTAGAGACAAACTTATCTCTGTAAACGGATTCATCTACACGACCGATACCAGTGTTTGCGTTGGCTTTGTCGGCAAATGCTTGAGCTTCGCCTGCATTTCTGCCGAACGGCACAATACGAGGCATGTTTTTCTTTGGCCTGCCGGTTTCTAGATAGGCTTGTTTTTCTTGGGGATTTAGCTTTCTGCCTCGAACAACTTCGCCTGCACTGCTGACAACAACATAGTTGGGCACTGTTGCATTACGCTTGCGTCTGTCTTCTACACGATAGCTTTCTGTCTCTGGTAGACCATTAACGCGAGTGTCTGTCAGGTTGATTAGCTTGTCGCCTAAAACGCCCTTGGCTTCTTGCAACGTGAAGTTGTTTGAGGCGGCTTTTCCGTCTAGAAGTCGTTGACGGTTGATCTTCTGTGAAGCCGTCATTCTTGCTTCTTGACGCACCCCCGCACGAACATCTCGGATAACGTCTTCTAGCTTTTCGCCCTCGTAGAATCCTCTGTCAAATGTGGTTTCTGCGGCACTGTCTATAGCAGCGGATGTGAAGGTTTGTGCATCAGGATCATTTGCAGCAAAGTTATAGCGTTGAAGGGTTTTCTTCTGGTCATCAGAATACATTTCTGGCGAAGACTGAATGACTGCGTCACCACCGTTGTAAACTGAGTCAACCTCCACTTGCTTATTGAGAGCAGACGCTAACGCCGCTGCGCGACCTTGGGTTTCTGATGGCTCTGCGTATGTGTAACCCTCAGAATCGACTACTTGATAACGCTTGACTCCGTCTTGCCCGACAGGCTCGTCTCGAACACTGAAAGAAGAGTTAGCTGATGGGAAATAAATGCCCATTAACTGCTTGATGCCTGAAGCAGTTTCATCAACAGGCGCTTGTTCGCCTATAGGCAACTGGCCTATACGCTCTCTTACAACACGAAACCTTTCTTCTTCAGCGGTGGGCGCATTTTCGCGCTCTTGTCTCAACGTCTCTTGGAATGCTTGATCTAGCTCAAGGTCTGCTGACAGAGCCTCTGATCTTGACTGTATGTTCTTTTCGTTTTGCTCTAGCTTGGCTTTTTCTTTTTCTAACTGGGCATCAAAAGACGCTTTGTTTCTGCGTCCTGCTATAGCATTTACTACCAAGTCTGCGCCAGCACCCACTGCACCGCCGATGGTTAAATCGTCGTACAAGTTGCCACCCAGCAACTCCAACTGCTCGTTGTAAACACCCTTCTCAATAGCGTTCTGGGCGATAGTTGCGCTAACTTCTTGGATAGCCTCTAACGATCCGCTTCTCAAGGCAGACTTGAGTAGTTCCGTAGCACCAACAGGGAGCTTTTCCAGTGCGTCTGGGTTCAGGCGCTTGAGCAGTGTTGCTGGCAGTGCCAACTCGGACAAACCGACGAAGCCACCACTAACAATCGAGAGATCTTCTTGGTTTTCACTGACATCTATACCGGCATCTCTTGCGGCCTGTATACGTTGAGCCTGATCACCAGCGCCAGCACCAGCGGCTAAGGTGCCACCAGCCACGGCTTCTGCCGCCCCCATACCACCTAACGCGGCAACAGGTTTGCCTGCCAAACCAGCAAGTCTCAACGCTCCGGCAGGCGTAAAGAATGAAGCTAAAGAACCTACACCTTCTCCGAACTTTGTTAGCCAGGTATCTTGGTAGGCTTGATCAGCACCCATGTACTCATCGATTGCCTTTCTACCCTCGCGTGATGCAGCGACGAGAGCATTGTCATCACCACTATCAATGACATCTTCCAGACCAACAACGTTTGTAGCTGCGTCAGCAAGCTCTGCTAAACCCTCGCCAGCAGACAAGAAGGTGTTTGCAAATCCTCGAGGTATGGCTTTGAGCGTTTCTCCTGCCTGACCGAGTGCAGTGCGCTCATCAGCAAACTGATCAATGCCGAGAACCTCATTAACCGCCCTCTGAATTACGTCATCGTCAGTTCCATCAGGAAACTGTAATGTGCGCCCATCAGGAAGCTTTGCTCTGATCATTAGATTCTTTTGCCTTGATCATCAAACTCTATTACTTGATCTTCGCCATTACCTTCATTTGTGGAACCAGAAAGTTCACCGACAGGCACATTCAGAATGTTTGCTGCCTCTCTCAAAAGCTGCTGCCTCATGGCATCTTGTGCTTGCCTATCCTGCCCAGCCATAGTTTGCCGAGTAATAATTCCCTCAACATAGTTTAGAATAGCTCTTCTACTGGTCGCTTTTTGCTGCTTACTAAGTTGATCATAGTAGTCTCGCTTGATGCCGATGTTTGCAAGTGTGGTGTCAATGCCATTTTCAAAATTTAGAACAGCTTGCTCTGCGGCGTCTTGCTTCGCTCCATAACTTTCTAGAGCACTAATCCTAGTCTTTTGCGCTTCAAGTTTATTAGCTTGCTTTTGAACCTCGCTTTGGAACGCTGCATCGATCTCTGATTTCCTGAGTCCCATCTGCATTGCTTGCTGTCTTGCTTCTAGCGCCCGTTTCTGTGCGTTGCTTGCGGCAGCAGCCTTACCCGCGTCAGACAGCCCAGCGCCCAAGTCACCTCTTGCAATACCTGCACCCAAAGCTATCAAGGCTTGAGATCCTTTCTCACGCTTTATGTCAGCGAGTTGAGACTCCATTTGTTTTTCAAAATCAGAAATCAAACCTTGATACGAAAGGGTTGGTCTTTCTTGGTTTTCGATCATTTCAGCCAAGCTCATTCTGCCGGAGAGTTCTCCTGCTCTTCTAATCGACCCAGCCTGTGCAAGCTCTCTAAATTCAGAGCCTTCTCCAACGCGACCAGCCAATCTACCTTCAGCAGACCCAGTGCCTTGTACCGCTTTTCCTCCACCAGTACCCGTTCTGTTGGTGTCCTTTTCGTCTACCGTGGTAGATCTGTCTGAAAGGCTTGAGGATGTATCTCCAGTAAGGGCGGCTTCAACAACCTCTGAATCGGTCGCGGAGCCTGTTAACAACCCTCTTCCGCCATCAGTTTGCACTGCACTAGACTGATTTTCAGCTATCTCAAGCAATTCCATCATGTTGACGCGAGGAGATTGACTTAGCGGTGAATCATAAATTCCCTCTAAAGGAGTTCCTTCTAATGAAGCGAGCATTCTTTCTCGGTTGCGCGCTAAATCATCAGCAGCCGCTCCCTCATTGATTTGAGAGAGAATTGGGTTTTCACGTCCTCTTGCAATAATTTGCGACTTTGTGCCTTTCAGGCCATAAGTAGGATCATCCTTAGCTCTTTCGATTATTTCCATCGACCTCAACATAGCAGCTCTTTCTGGACTATCTGACACATTTCTGCCTGATGGATCTCTTAAAAAACTAAATAGATTAGTAGAGGGGTCTGCTTTAAGCTCTTGAATTAATGCAGTATTTTCTGGCAATGGCGCATTGAATGTTCCTACAGCAGGGCTTGGTTCTCTCATAGACGCCTGCGTACCCGGAGGGTTAGTTTGACGCTCTGATAATTCAACAAGCTCTTGCGCTGTTTGTATACCAGGGTATCTTGCGCCTCGCATGGCTGGAGGCGTTGAGTCCACTACACTCCTAAAGCCACCAATGTTCTGATCGTACATTTCCTGAGTAAATGGCGTGGGTGCAGGCATTTGCGGCTCACCGAAAACTTGTTGTAAAGCATCAAACGCTCTGTTTCCGGGTTGAACGATGTCGGTCAAAGGGATGTTCTCAATAACAGTGCCAACGCCCTGTTTATTAGGCGGTAAAACCTCCGACATGGGAGTGGTCGCAACGCTTCTCAAAGATGTCTCGCCAGCCGTGTTGTAATACATATTGTTAAGTTGAGCTAAGATGTCTTCCATAGTGACGCCTTGATCCTTCAGTGCCTGAAGGTATCGCATCCTTTCGTCAACGTAAGCCAAACGCTCTGGATTGTTTTCATATTCTTCTGACGTTATTGGGGTGGGTTCTCCTTTTCTGCCCTCAAAACTCAAGAATGGCACATCTTGACCAACAGCCATTCGGACTGCGCCACCTTCAAACATACCCATAACAGGCTGTCCCGTAGACATAGGCGGCTGCATACCCATCATTGCTGCCTGCATCTGTGGCTCTGGTGGTGCCATTGCAGCTATACCCTCTTGCACTACTTGATCCTTCACTGTGCCTTGAGGCTGTCTTTCCTGAAACCGTTTACGCATGTCAGATCGGCGCTGTATCTCAGATACAACAAGGAACTGAGGCACCTGACCTGATGGCATCTGCGCCTCTCGCTGTAAGGCTTGATCAGGCAAGCCTTTGATCATGTCTTCGATTTCTAAGATGTTCATTAGCCGCCTCGCAATGCGTTATAGAGACCTACGCCGCCGATGCCTGCACCCAGTAGCTGTTGGGTTTCACTAGGCCCACCGAACGTAGAGGTGGTGGTTCCGGGCGTAACAGGTAATCCTTGAAGAATCTGGCTGAAGAAAGCGAGTTGCTCTCTTGGGAACGCTTGCTGACGCAGGAAGTCTTGATATCCAAGATCAAGTCCACGTTGCTGTAGCTCCCGCTGTATCTGTCCCGCTGCCTGTAAGTTACGCAGACGATCAAACGCCATGCGCTGCTCGTCGGTGCCAAGCTGTCCAAGCAATCTGGCTGCATCAAGCTGCTGCCCTCTGGTAGCACGATCTGCCTCCAGACCGGCAAGACCAAGCCTTGCTCTTGTTTCTTGCAACTGAGCGTTTTCTGCTCTGGCTCGCATACGAGCTTCGTTCTCTGCTTGATTGATGCGCTCCTGCATCTCTTGCTCGTTGAGTCCAAGCCGCGCAGCTTCTTGTCTTGCAGCTTCTTGAGCTTGAAATACAGCACGGTCTTCTTGCTGTTGAGCCAGTCGAAGCTCCTCGTTCTGAGCAAAAGACGCTTGCTCAAATTGCTCTTGCGCTTGTCTCGCAGCATCCTCTTGCTGTTGTGCAGTCATACCCATCTCTGCTGCGCGTTGACGCGCCTGCTCGCCAGTCTGGAACGCTTGTTGTCTGAATTGTTCAGCTTGTTGCTTGGCTCTTTCTAGCTGCTCTGATGCGGTTAGACCAAACTGAGCTTCTTGCAGTCTAGCGGCCCGATCAGCCTCAAACGCTTGCTGTGCTTGCTCAAATGCAGCCTGACCACCGCGAGTTTGTATATCAGCCAACTGTTGGCCTAGGTTACGCTCACGCTCTGCTTGCATGATCGCCTCTCGATACCCGCCCAATCCGCCAGCTTGTGCGGCTGTTTGTGATATATCAGCGGCCTGTATGTCAGACTGACGTTGCGCCTCACGCTTTTCAATGTCCGTTACCAACTGCTGATACGGATTCATGTAGGACTCTAGCGTTGCAGGATCAGCGATAGTGCCTGCCTGAAACCCCGGCCCTAAATCTACTTGACCCATGTATTGCGACTCAATATCTCTAGCTTGATACAACGGATCAAACTCACCAGCCTGATAACCAGCGCCGCGTTGACCTGCTTGAAAGCCTTGACCTAGAGATCCAGCGTCATAATCTGCATCTATGTCTCCAGCGCGATAACCAGAAAACTGCATGGGAGGTCTGAATCCGCTAGCAACGTCCATCCCAGAACCAACGCCTTGGAATCCCACACCTGTGGCTATATCTGAAGCAGACCTGATCTGTTGTGGTGTGCCAGCTTGCGCTATCTCAGCCATGCCCTGCATACCCGCCTCCTCGAAAGGCGAGAACTCTGCTAGGCGCTGACCCGGAAAAGTTTCGTAAGGTCGAGTTGACTCATAGACCGTCCTACCAAGAAGCTCTTGAAAAAATGGTTTAGCATATTCTGGTAGATTTGTTTGTGTTACGACGCTCTCTTGTACGCCGCCGCCGCCACCTTTACTCATTACAAGCTCCTCTCGTATACGACATACGATCTGCTGAAGTCATCTTGCTCTAGCCACCTCCAGAAACCCATACGGGCAGTAGCCTCTATGCCATCACAGTTGTTATCTCTGCCGAAGTCTTTAAATCTCTCCAACATATCCCACACCCAATCGTTGAATCGATCACCGCCCAGAAACTGAACAGCGATCATCCGCTTTTCTGGATACTGTAGTATCTCAGTTGTACCCACACCATCAATGTTGTTCTCAGCATCGAAGGCTAACCAAAGTTGCTGATTTTCATTTAGTATCGAGGCATACAAATGCTCCATACTCCAGCGACCATTTGATCTCTTGATCGCTTTTGCCAACTGCTCTCTGACATCGGGCCACAAACTGTTTAGATAGTTGGGGGGCACCATCGTTATCGTGTGTGTGATCTCCCTCGGCGCGTCTTTGCGACACACCTTTGGCTCTCTGGAGATATCTTTGATCTTGCTTTCATCAAACTCTAAGAGACTGTTCATGCAGGCAATGCTCCTCCTGCCATAGCACCCAGAGGTGCAGGCTGTTTGGTCGTGCCTGTGCGCTCTTGCCGCACTCGATCCATCATGCCCTCAAGCTCTTGCACCCCAGCGTTGGTGTCACCATCTCCGATGCCAGATACAACGTCAGCAGGAACGATAAACTCACCTGGAGAAACCGCTACAGGTTGTGAATCACCGATCATGCCGGGGATTTCATCATCCATACCGCCGCCTTGGCCTCTAATCACGCCTTCTTTTTGTGAATCTGGCACTATCGACTCTAGCACTTGTGATCGCAGCATTTGGAATGCCTCAGAACCGAACTCGTCTATAAATCGATTGATGACCGCTTCAGACTCTTCTTCAGGCAATCTGCCTAGCAACGCCATAGACACCTGCTCTATTAGGCGCATCGCATCTTGCTGAGTCATCTCAGTCTCGCCACCCCCCTGCATACCGTATTCAGTGTCGTAGGTAGCATCCATCACAGCATCGAAGTAATCACGATTACTGTCTTGCTCTTTTTCATAAGCATCAACTGTTGCTTGAGCAGCTTTGCGCTTACGCGTAGAAACTGACTTTCTGTTTAAGACATCCATAGCCTCTTGTATTTTGGCAGGAAGAGTCCTTGCTCCACTTACACCGCCTTTACCAACAGCGCCAATACCCTGATACAGGTCTGGATTTATAGGCACTACACTTGTGTTAACACCCGTGATCTTTTCTAAAGAAGAAGCTGCTTCATCCCTTGTTGGTGCCCTGAAGTAACTGATCTCAGGCTGAAACCCAGGTCTAGTGCCAACAAGGTCTTCTGGTTTAATCACCTCTGGCCCTCGAATCCTAGACTGTCTTCCGGCTGGGGCACCAAATCCACCCGCCGCACTACCAGTCATAATCCCGGGGAAGGGTCTGATCATAACATCAGGGTTTGAAGGGCCTCCGACGTTCATCTGGATAGGCTCTCGGCCCATCATCTGTAACTCCATCATTCTGCGCTGGAAGTCATCTGGATCAACAGATGTTATGCCACCTTGAGCAGCGTATCTGGTGCCATACTCCCGCGAGTAGTCTATGCCGTAATCCGAACCAACTTGACGGATTGAGGCATCGCGGATACCTGCCATCCTTTCAAGCTCTTCTTCTTTCTCAGCAGCCCTTCTACCGAACATGCGATCACGTTCGTCTTGAGCAGCCATCGCAGCACGTTGGCCTTCGCCTATAGCGATAGGTGCTGCCACTCCGGGAGACAATAGATTCTTGCCTGCCTCCATAGCGAACTTTCCAGGTTGATCTAAAAATGCTTGACCCAAACCTTTCTCAGCGGCCGCCCTTGCAGACTGCTCTGCGACCTGCGCTGCGGCAATATCTCTTGTTCCTTGGGTAGCAGCATCTTTAGCGGCTTGGATTGCAGCCTCTCTAGTACCGCCCCCGACTATACTTTGTGCTCCAGTTTTAGCTACGTTACCAACAGTCTCTGCCGCTACTGCTTTTGTGGCAGCGGTCTTAGCCGCTGCCTCTGTGACCGCTGGGTCTAAGGCTTGAGACGCACTTCCCAAAGCCTTACCAATACCGAAACCTGTAAGCCCAGAGACTAAGCCCTGTTTAATATCGCCGGTCAATGCCGTTGTTGCTAAACCTGATCCGATAGCACCTGCCGCCGCTGAGCTTAATCCTGTGCCCAAGATGCCTCCCAGAGTAGAGCCTGTCAGTAGCGTTGATCCTGCAAGGCTTCCCAGCAGTGGAGCGAGGAAAGGCAAGAAAGCTTCAGGCTGTCCCGTCATCGGGTTGGTTGTAAGCTGCCCTGTGGGCGACAGAGAGGCGATACCAGCCACTTCTATCGGGTTCATGTGTACCATCATGCTGTCGCCAAAACGGCCTTGCTGGGCCATCTGATCAGCCATAGCTTGCATGGGAGGTTGTGGCATTGGGTTTTGATACATCATTAGCTCGTCTCCACTCCGAAGAGATTGAATGAGAAGTCTCCTGAACTAGCGTACACCTTCACCACATCTGTCTGGCTTAGGCATATACCGATGACTACCGTTCTAGTGGTGGTAGCCGCTAAGTCTTCATCGTAAAAAATAAACTGCTTGTTGTCGGCACTAGCCCCACCAACATGGATGCTGACGCGAAAGGTGCCAGAAGAACCGCCTCTGTTAACAGCCACTAACGAACTGACGGTTGTTTGTGTGAGATCTGGAACTGTATATAGAGTGGTCGTGGTTGTGGCGCTTGGCGCTACTTGACCTAATACTTTGATGACATCCGTCACGATGCACCCATCAACAAGAACTGAAACCGACGCATAGCAAGAGACCCTGGCTTATCGCCCTGAGTCTTAGCTAGCTCTACATCGTTTTCTATCTGATCTAACGCCTGCTCCAACGTGCGTCGAGTGATCGCTTCGTTACTAACGTCGTACTCTGGTGCAGGCACTGGCAATGGATTCTGTCTTGTTGCCATTAGCGCCTACCGTCCTGTCGCATGTCGAATCGCAAATCACCCAGACGCCAGCCATAACCAACGCCAGAACTTTCGATACGCACAACTGCGTGTCGTGCGCGAGTCCTGATGTTGGACTGTGTGGTGCTAGATGTAACTGTTGCTGTGGCCTGTGTTGTCGGCGTCTCTAGCGGGAAGTTGCTGCCTTTGATCGTGAAGTCCACAGACGCATCGGAGGTCAACCCGCTAAATTTGAAGTCAGGCACGATGCGGCTTATCATCATAAACCTATCGCCTTCCCCGATCTCCAGATCTCCTGATTCCACAAACGCTGTCATCGCTGACCCATCGTCATCGAAACCTGTTTCGTGGTTGTACAAGAAGTTTGCGTCCGTCACACCCGTATTCACAGATGACGCTATCGGATTGGAGTTTTGTGAGTATCCGATCCAAGCACCTCGATCTAATGTGCCAACAGCCCACAGATTCTCTGCATAGTTATATGACACATAGTTCGTGATCTCTGTATCGTCGGTGCCTACAGGATAGAACCAGATTACCTCTGAAAAGTCATTGTTCTCAGCAGCAAACACCTTTAACGCTTGGCCTTTGTTCAAGTTAGAAAACACATGCTCCTTCACACTGCATGGTAGTGGCTGCACCGAACCGTTGTAGACATAGAACCCACCAGAGTCCATGAAGTACACAGCACCTCTGGCGTTGACCGCTGCGTTAGGCGAGATCATAGATACATCGGTGCTAAGCGTTGCAAACTGAAATGTAAAAGGCGCACCCGTAAAGCGCATAGAATGCAGGCTCACGTCGGTAAATATCAGTATTTCTTGTCGTGTTTGCACCGCACCAACGATCTGCGAGCCTGAGTTGATTCGCACACCACCGGCTGTATTAGTGGCTGTAGGTGTCCAGTCAGCCGCATTCTCTTGATCAGAAAATCTTACAAGCAGCGGGTCTATGTTTGATGAGCCTATCGGATTCACACCAAACGCAATGACGTGCTGATCTATGTCAGATACTAGAACCTGCAATGCTACAGTCGGTACGTTAGATGCACCCGCCAATGCGGTAGCATTGATAGCTCTCGTCCCTGTACCCGATGACTCATCCCAATAGAAGATGCCGCCACCACGGACGTTGAAGATTAGATCCTCGCCAAAGTTATCTTGACTGAATAGTCGTAGCTGACCGGCAGCAGCAATACTGCTAGAACTACCCCATGTGCCAGAACCCCATGTGCCTGCACCCCAACCTGTGCCCTGCACAAATGTATTCAGACCTGTATTGATCTGATAGGTCGCAACCGTCGAGCTACCACCGTTGCCTGTGTCACTAGAGTTAGCCGTAACAGCAGCGCCACTTGTGTCCTTAGCTTCAATGGTGAACGTATTCGTCGTGGGCACAGAAGCAATCTGATACTCCTGATTAAGAACGGTCGCCGTAATGTTGCCACCAAGCGTTGCCGCATCACTGAACGTCACAAAATCGTTGACCACTGCGCCGTGTGCATTTTCGGTCACAGTGATGGTGGATGACCCGTTGGTTGCGGCAAAGGTGGCATCGCCAGCACCTGATGTCAGCCTGATCGGTGTGACATCGTTATACCCAGAACCCTCTGCCACATAGAACTTTAAGTTGGTGCCAATGCCTATGTAGTTAATAGATTCTAGTGATGACCAGTTATGTAATGATCGGCACACGCCCAGAAAGCTGGAATCGCTGTATTTTGTCCAGCCACCTATCTTTTCTACCCGACCTTTTCGGAATCGGATCTTGTCAGAGTCGAACCAGCCAGCGTCTGCTGTATATTCGGTTCCCTCTTTGTTCACGCCTGGGGCGAACTGTACCTTCGCCAGCGTCATCTAGCGTCTACCCACCAGTGATGCGATACCTGAATGTATACCTACAGGGCCGCCCGTCGCCTTCCCGACGCTCATTGTTGGTCTGATGTTTGGCCTCACACTACCGAAACCAATGTTCGCGTTGGCTTCTCTGAGGCGCTGGCTCGCGTCCATCATTGGGGCAGGCGATCCCGTGTATTGTCGGACAGAGGTTTGCGGTGGATTGTTGGCAAACGTCGGGACTCTTCCCACAGCGTCCATAAATAAGTCAGATACTTGAACATTACCTGGTGCTAGTCTCGAAAACCCACCACCTCTCCTTGATGCCAGTTCCTCTTGACGAAGCCTTGCTTGTTCAACCGTTAATCCCGATGGCAGTCCAGTGACCGTGCCATATGTGGGTGGCGGCAAAGATGCTCCAAGGGTGGGGTCTGGATTCCTATTATATTCATCTACCACAGCTTGCGAGCCTGGATTGACAGTCCTTGCCCCACCCACACCAGTTTTACCTCGACCAATTCTACCGAAATCTTGCCGCCCCATAACTGGTCTTGGGAATGATCTTCGAGCGAATCCTGTTGCTGGATCAACCATCCTACCAAAAGGGGATTGCTGCCCTGAAAGCAAAGCTCCTAGCCCTGTAGGAACTCCGTAACTGTAGTTTGGGCGGCGATAAAAATTAGAAGCGCCAGATCCATAAAACTGATTCATCGGAGGTCTAGGCTGCGCGTTAAATATAGGTAGAGGACGGAACCTTTTGTTTGGGACAGTCTGAGCAGAACCTTTAGATGCGCTAGTGCCTGGAGTGCTTTTTGCCATTATATGTATTCTCCAGATCTAATCATTTCGGTAACACGGATAGCTCTCGTACCTACTTGCTGCGCCCACTTGCTATCCATGAACTCATCGGCTGCAACGTCAAACTGCTCCCTGCTCATGGCAGTCAAAGCGTTAACAAATCCACGCAGTTTGGTAAGACCAAGATTAAAACAAATATCGACCATCGCATCGCGCCTAGCCTCGTTGAGTCCGCCGAACCAGAAGTAAGTGTCTTGTAGCTCTTCTGTCACCCGCTTAATATCGTTCTCCAGAAGATAGTCTATTTCGTCATCGGACAGTCCTAAGCCAGACTCTGAGATATTTCTGCCTACGCCTATCGTTTCGTAGCCAGCAGAGCATAGGTAAACCTTTGACTTTACACCCTCATGGCGCTTAATCATTTCAACTAGCTTACTCATTACTTACCAACACCTTTGACCCTTTCGTAGGATCTGGCACCGCCGAGACCCAACATGCCAAGAAGTAAAGGCATCATCACAGAGGCATCCGCTTGAGGGATGATAACGCCGAAACCTGCTGCAATCGGAGCAACTAGAAAGTTAACCATAAGCCCCAACACACAAGTGTAACCAGCTAGAGGACGCCAACTTGACTGAAACCAATTACCTTTAGCATCGAGCTTCAGTACCTCAATCTGCTCTAGGGCGATCTGCTGACCATGCTTTTCGCTCATCGTGGCAATTTCGTGGGCCAGCTTGTTCTTAGTGTCCACGTCAGGAATGAACTTATCTAGCAAACCTGTGACTGGGCCAATTAGCTGTCCGACTAAGCTCATTTTCCGTTCCCTCGATTTTGCCATGCAGATGCGCCAAAGAATGCGGCGACCAGACCTGCGATTGCCACGAAGTATGTCGCAGCCATAGACCCCAGTATATTTGCTGCTTGCTCTAGACCTATCCAGCTACTTACAACCACAAGACTTGGGTATAACAACATTCCCCACAGAGCAAACCACGCCATGTATCTTTGAGACTGAGCCTTTTCATGCTGTAGCTTTAACGCTTGTAGCTGCTGGCTTGTTTCTAACTCATCATCGCTAACCACGCCATCACCATCCGCGTCATAACTAGCATATTCGCTGTCTTGTTCTAACTTCTTTGCTGCCATATCAATCATAGAATTGTATGTTTGGTTGGACTTTAACAGGGATGCAGTAGGCTGTAATGTTTTCCTGTCCGCTTAATCTTCTACCCTCTACAGGCTTGATGGTTCCTTGTTCCAGCCAGTAAGCAAACTGATTACACCTGTGGATATTGCGGAAATAAAACTGCCCAGCAACTTGTTCGCCCTCTACTAACATGACCAGCAAGAAGGCCATTATCATCCGTACACCTTCACCATAATTGCAAACCCCGCTGCTATTATCATCCCACCAATAAGCAAAGTGGTGCCTCCTACTAAAATCTGGTTGGTCAGATGTTGTCGCGCCTTCTTTTTACGAGCAATCATTCTCAGATGCTCTTGCCTGTCCTGTTCTTGTTGGGCTTTTGCGGCCTTGAAGTCGTCGAGGAGCTTTGGGTCTGCGATGAGGAGCAAATCGTGGACGCTCTGCCAGTGCCGGTCATATTGCCTTTTTATCATCTGGAGCTTCAAGATTTCGTTCTGCGTCAGCGGCTTAAACGTGCTCTGGCGGCGTTGCGCCTCAAACTCGGTTATCCCTTCTCCAAAGTCCGAGATCATGCCCATGACTTGATGGACACCTTGACCTGTTTCGTTGCACTGCGCTATCAACCCGTTTATGGCAGACAAGGTGGCTGTGGCCGCTGCGATGGATTCAATCACCATAGGGCTTCACCCCATAAAAAACTGCGGCAATGCTGCCGCTGCAATCAAGGCATATAGTCCATAAATAAGATGTTCTAGGTGTTTAAACTTGTCAGAGCCTTCTGCAAGACGTTCTTCGATACGCTGATAACGCAAGGCGCACTCACGCTCATGGGCGTTCACTTCATTCAGTGCTTTTTCGCCTGCGTCACTCACTTCTTTTTCTTTTTTGCCAAAGTCTTTTCGATGCGATCTGCTTGACCGGCGTGAAGTTTGGAAGCCCCACGAAGTTCTTTTATCAGCTTTCTTTTTTGTGCATCACTCAGTTCAGCCATCGTTTTTCTCCTAAACGGTTATATTTACTCGTTGTATTGATGCTAATTGCTGCGCCTCGACCCTATTACCATCTTTGGTGTAAATAGTCGGTATGATGGTTTCTACCGCCTCTCGCACGGTCTCGCCTTCAGCGCCCGTTCTTAACCGCTCTTGTTTTTCTACCGCTACTTGCTTCCAACTAATTCGAGCAGTATCACTAATGCTTACTTCCATCTTGCTGTCCCTCAACAGGAAAACAATTGATATTGGCGGCTACTGTCCTTCGCTCGCCTTCCCCTTGGAACGGATAGACCATGTGCTGCATCCACGATGGGAACATATATAAGCGCCCCACCTGCGGCCTCACTACGACGTTCTGCGTAGGTTTAAGCCGCTCTCTGTCCCATGTGCTGCTTTGCCCGTAGTTAAAGCACAAACAGCCGTCACTTTCGCCACTGGCGTTATACAAGCCGTATTCTTGCGATCCCGGTCTTGGCCCCTGCACGATTTGAGGCGGCACCCTCGTCCAAGTCGTACAGCTAATACCCATCACGGTTTTAGTGCCATGATCGTGTATCGGGTTGTAATCACCCTCGTAGCTATGCACTGACCATAGCTCATCCATTTCGACGTTTCTGTTACCGTCCAGCACCTGACCAGACTGGGCCATGAACTGGTTAATATACGTCACGCCTATCTCGCACAAGAACCTAGAAAACGGTGCCAGCCTTGGATCTTGGTGATCCATAACAAGCTGCTCACCTGTCTTAATCTGACCTACGAGCGTATGCGCTGCGCTGACCTTATCGTTTTGTGTAACTAACTCATCAAGATAGTCGTTACACGATTCAACAAACTCTGTCGGGATGTCCAACTCCATCAGGAACACTGACGGGAGCGGGTGCATCTGATACTGAATCTCAGCCATTTATCGCTTCGACAGCAGCTTCTTCCTCGCCTTCTTCGTTCTCTTCTGGTTCAACCAACTGAGCATCAGCTTGCACTTTAATCTTCATCATCAAAGGCCACGTCCCAGTTTTGCTTGGCATATCGCCCAATATCGCTAGGATTACGTTGATGTCGTTTTCGTCTAGGTTGATTTGCACGGTCTATTTTTCCTTATGGTGTATATGCTTTGGCTGCGGTAACAGCACTGTCGATGGCGGTAAAGTCTTCTGACCCCCAATCACCAAGAGCTTTGCCATGCTCAAGATAACCAGCACTACGCAAAACCTTCTTTTGCTTTTCAGTGTTGGTCAGGTCGTTGCCGTACTCATTGTCGGCATCAAGTACACTGGTGATGACATTCGCGCCATCCAGCATGGCTTGATACATCTGGGCTTTTTCTTCGTCGGTACGGGCTACTGCTTCTTCAGACATGATGTCCTCCTATGATTCTAGCGCGGCAACACGCGCTGTAAGTGCGGTAATAATTGCGTCTTGGTCTTGAATGGCTTTAACAAGAATTGGTATGAACTTCTCGTACTGAAGACCATATTGTTTACCGTCTTCACTCAGCGATACGGTGAGATTCTTCTTAGCAGCAGCGGTATACCCAGCAGCTTCTTCAAGATCACGCACAGCTTGTGCTTTGAAGCCAATATCCATCCAATCTTCTTTGTGGGTTCCGTCTGGTGTTTGTGCGTTCAGATCGTAATCATCAGCGTACTTATCGCCGTATTTAGAACGCTTGTCCCAGTAATAAGTGACAGGCTCTAAAGCCTTTACAAAGTCTAAGCCAAGGTCTAAGTCAACAAAGTCAGTTTTATCGCGCTGATCCGAAGCGACTGTTAGAGCTACTTGGCAGTTAAAAGACGAAATGTCGTCATCGCCTAAACCAATTTTATTACTACCTGTCGTTTGATTACCGCCGGGACTCCCTGTTCTTAAAGCGTCGTGACCTAATGCAAGATTATTAGAGCCACTTGTTACTCCAAATCCTGCGGCAAAGCCAAGCGCCGTGTTGTCAGATCCAGTAGCCTCAAATAAAGCGAGTGATCCAACTGCTGTGTTTACGCCTCCAGAGGCACCACTAAGAGCGGCGTATCCAACGGCAACATTACTACTTGTTGTGGTGGTTGCATCCCCTGCAAGGCCACCGATGAAGACGTTCTGTTCCCCTGTGGTGACGTTCGCGCCTGCTAAATAGCCAACTGCTACATTGTAAACGTCTGTAGGGCTGGTAAAGTTTTGATCAAACAAAGCACCATGGCCTACAGCAACAGACCGACCACCCCGTGTTTCGGCGCTTAGAGTTTGACTGCCTAGTGCGGTGTTAAAAGTTCCGTCGGTAATAGCATCCCCTGATTCATTACCAACTAATATGTTATGTTGACCCGTGGTGACTGACTTGCCTGCTTGATAGCCAACTGCTACGTTGAAAGTGTTAGTAGCCGTTGTGAAGTTTTGTTGTTCTAAGGCTGCGTAACCAATTGCAACGGATCGACTTCCTAAAGTATCAGAGTCTAATGCCCCATAACCTAATGCCGTATTAAAGTCAGCGTCGGTTAAACCGTCACCAGCAAAAGCGCCGACAAGGGTATTGCGGATTCCCGTGGTGACTGAAAGACCTGCATCTGCGCCAACCGCCGTATTGAAAGAATCTGTAGCAGTAGTAAAGTTTTGAGCTTTAAGAGCACTATGGCCCACAGCTACATTATGCGACCCAAGGGTATCCCCTGAAAGACTCTCATGCCCCAACGCCGTGTTGCTTGATCCTGTGGTCAAAGCATCACCTGAAAGACCGCCGACTACCACATTTGCAAAACCCGTGGTAATTACCGACCCCGCTTGAGATCCTATTGCTACATTGAATGAGTTTGTCGCGGTGGTAAAGTTTTGGGTCGACAAGGCCAAAAAGCCAAGGGCGGTGTTTTGACTGCCTAAGGTATCAGACGATAAAGCACCGTAGCCTAATGCTGTATTGAAGTCAGCATCTGTCAAAGCATCACCTGCAAGACCGCCAACTAATGTGTTCTGGATTCCCGTAGTGACTGACCCACCTGCGTTTGCTCCAACTGCCGTGTTGTAAGCATTTGTGGCGGTTGTGAAGTTTTGAGCAAAAAGTGCGGCATAACCTAAAGCAACACTATTTTGTCCTTTTGTATCGCCGCTTAAAGCTGCAAAACCGACGGATACATTACGAATCCCAGTTGTTAAAGCATCACCAGCATTTGCTCCAATGAACGTATTCTCGGTTCCCGTAGTAACATCTTTGCCTGCTTGGTAGCCAACTGCTACGTTTAAACTGTTAGTAGCCGTTGTAAAGTTTTGTGATTCTAAAGCTGAGTAACCTATTGCAACAGATTGACTTCCTAATGTGTCGGCTCCGAGTGCTGCCACACCTACAGCCACGTTATAGTCCGCGTCAGTCAGGGCATCACCCGCAAGACCTCCGATGATCGTGTTCTCGACTCCCGTGGTGATTTCTCTACCGGCAGCCCGCCCAACAGCCGTGTTATAAACATCTGTAGCTGTTCCTAGTACTTGATTGGATAATGCAAGTTGACCGACAGCAACAGAATAACTTCCGTGAGTATCAGTTCTTAAAGCACCTTTACCTACTGCAACATTAGAACTACCAACAGTAAGTGAATCCCCTGCTTGTCCACCGATCAAAGTGTTCTGAATGCCTGTTGTGACTGCCGCCCCTGCGCTAGAACCAACCGCTACGTTATGATTTGCAGCATCATTGTTTTGTGCGGTGAGTGCGTTATATCCGATTGCA